TTCCTGTTAAGTTGGTTTCTGGACTCCAACTTGAATAATGTATTTTACCCCAATCTATTGTATTGCTCATTTTATTCGTTTTTATGTAGGTACGTCACTACTTCTTGTTACTCCATTCGTTAATGTTCCGTCATTACCACCGCTACCGCTATCTGTCGCAGTTGTTCCTGTTCCTTCAAATCGCCACCACGTTATTGGTGTTGCGCTTAAATCATCTAGATTATTAGGTACTCCACTATTGTAAATTGCAGTAACATCATCTGACGATAATGCAGTTGTCCAAATTGCAGCTTCATCAACTAAACCGTTAATTGGGTTTGAACCATTATTTTCAGCACCTACGGAATACTTTTCTATTGTGCTGGAGTTTAATGTGCCACTTGCCAATGTATTTGTAACTTTTAAAACACCGTCTTCGTAAACTTTTGCAGTCGTTGTTGCACCATCCCAAGTAAAACAAAGGTGATGCCATTGTCCGTCTACTAAATTTGCTACGCCTAAATTTGTACCACCTCCTAATACAGCAAAAGAATTACCATATTCGCCTTTTACTATATAACTAAAAGTACCTTGAGTATTGCTATATAATGCTGAGTTTTGTTTAATTTCAACGTGTTTGCCTACAAATAATAACCTACCTAAAGTTGTATACACGCTTGATTTAAACCATACAGAAACACTCATAGCCGTACCACTACTTAAATGAGTATATGCCGCATTCGATACGACATAGTCATCTATGCCGTCAAATTCTACGCTTTTCGTATTAGAAAAAGACGAACTACCTACTTTAGCACCTTGCCCGTAGCCTATCGTATTATTAACTGCACCTTGTCCATATCCTATTGTATTTGCCATATTATTCTCTTATTACTAATTGTATGTCCCTTATTAAAATATCGTCATTACTACCAGTATTTTCTACATAAATTTCTATATAGTCTGTATTATTCATTAATACACCATATGTTAAACTCGTACTTAATTCTGATGCATCACCACCACCTCTAATAGTTGTCTGTGATCCAGCTAATACAGAACCATTTTTGTAAAAATGAAAAGTATAATCGTCACTACCACCACCTTGTTTTTGATACGCTATTGTACCATGTATTGATACATATATTTGTTTAGTACCATTATATGTACATCTACCAGCACCACTAACAGAAAATCGTACTGCACTTTGGCTTACTGCTGATCCATTAGTATTAATTATTGCTGGTACTCCATTAGTTAATGCAGTATCCGTAGTATTTCCAGTCATAGTCATAACTACTCCTGATGTGCTATTCAATATTCCTTGATTAGCAAATATGTCATAGTTATATGTTGCAGTCTGAGAGTAATCAGGTAAAGTACCTTGAACCGGTAAAAATACTTCACCGGTAGTTAAACCAGTATTTACAAAAGCATTGCTCGAAATAGTACCAAATCCTGTTGTGCTTGATGTATTTATTTCGATTCCGTTTTGTGTTTGTTGTGGGTGAATAATACAACCGTTGATGTTTACTGCACCAAATGAACTAAGATTATTAGCACTTAATTTAATCATTGATGCTGTAGCATATCCACTTGGTGTTGGTAGAGTAGATTCGTCAAACCAACGTATAAATTCGCAACTTGTGATCTGAAGCTTACTAACGTCTTCAAACGTACACCCATCAGTTGTAGCTTTCACATAAAAGAATAAGCATTGACTTATATCTATTAAATCAAATCCAGATACTTGCATGACGTTATAAGTACCTCTAAATTGACAATTCGATATTGATAAAACTTTGTCTCTGCCGTCATTATAACTTGTACCGTCTACGTTTGTTCCTCTAAGTATTGTGTTACCTGATGTAGTAGCACTAAACTTAAGATTGCTTAAATTAAAATCAACATCACTAACTCGTAAAAAGCTACCACTACCAGCCCATACCATTTCATCGGTATTTCTATCTAGACCAATTATCTCGCATCCATTTGCTGTAACATTACGTAATGATGTAAATGTAATAGAACCACGTATAACATATGTTGTATTTGCTACTAATGTACTAGGTAAATCTGTAGCTCTCGTAACTTCTACTATGTTTCTACCATTTGCATTTGTTCTGTCAAATTTACCCCCGTCAAATGCTAAACTCGTACCAATACTTGCCGTTCTTGCACCAACAATAGTATCATCAGCGGAATATATAGTATTAGGAGATGATCCAGATGTTAACTCTGACCCAGTTATATATTTAGATACATAACCACCAGCTCCATCATCTTCTGAGATAATCAGTAAATCCGTTGTATCTAAATTAGCACCCTTTGCCGTTAAGTCGCTTATCTTTATTTCTGCCATTTTCTACTTTTTTTATATACTTTTCAAGCTTTCGTATATTTTCTGCTTTTATTTTATACTTTCTCATAATACCCAACCAGTGTATGATGTATCTTGATCAGGAAAAACATCAGGTGAACTATTTTGATAATATTCAGGAAAACTACTAGAATTATTAATTACATAATCAATAAATCTCTGCTTATAATTAACCGCTGTTTGTCTTTGTTTTTCTACTAAAAAATCAACTTCTTGCTTAGATACTGTTTCACTATTTTCTGCACCATGTTTATAAACACCTTTATTTGATATTGTATATGCCGCATGTGGCAAATATTCCACCATTCCATAATGAATTAAGCAAGGCTTAATATATGTTGTTAGAAGTGATGTATATGGCTCTGATAATGTTCCTGCGACTATATCTGCTTGTATTTTTTCTAATAATCTAGTGCCTAACATTGCTTGTATATGAATATCTTGTGCTATAGCTACAAATTGAATAAATTTATCTGTATCTACACCTCCATTTACTGCTGTAAATCGTATAATATCATCTCTAGTTATTAATAATGCTTTCGCCATATCTTATCCTTTATAGTTTGGGTGATGTCCATTATTTGGCATATCTTTTGGTGCTATCTTAGAATCTCTATTTCCTGACGGAGATGGCTTATATTGACTAGGTATTGAACTAACTTCATCAGAACTGCTTAAAGCTTTATCTTCATAATAAGTACCATCTGCTTTTTTCTTTAGTCGATAGAGTTGCTCAGTCCATACATGTCCACAATTAACTCCGCCTTTGAAGCGAAATAAACTATAATTCTGACCTTTATGACCGAATGAATTATTTACTCCTTGAAAAGATGCCATATCTATATCTTCTTTGCGATATACTACACCACTTCTTGTTCTATTCATCATTTTTTTACAAAAATCTCTTGAATTATCTGAAGTATATTTTTCTGTGTATTTGTATCTAACCTTATAGATCGATTTATCTAATGAACTTTTTCTATTAGGATAGCTTTTAATAATATCAGAAAGCTTCTGTAAAGTGCTTTTATTTTTATTCTCTACGTTTTCTATCCAATTATTTAAATTAGCATTTTCTTCACTATATTCTCTTTCATCTATAAGCTCATATATTTCACTTATTTCTTCTCCTTGTAAATGTTCAAGTATATGATCTCCTTCAGCATCAGAAAAATCTTTTTTTAATTCAACATTAGATTCTTCTTCTTCTTGATCATCATTATTTTCTAAATCAGTAAATTCTAAAGGCTTTAATGTTTTAAAATATAAAGTCAAGCTTACTTCATTATATGCTAGTATTTCGTCAAAGGCATCGATCAATAATTCTCTAAAAGGATTTATAACCATGTTTTCAAACAATATAAAGCTATCTCTTAACTCATCAGCATTAGAACTAAATCCATTGCTACTTGCTATTCCAAATAATAAAGGAGAAGTTATCTGATGTCCTAACATGATCTTTCTAAGACATTCTTCTGCTAATGTAGAATATAAATCTGGTGCATCATTTACTGGCATAGAATCAACTGTTGTAGCTGATTCACTATTATTATTAAAAGAAATTATGACTTTCTCACCATGTGTTCCAGTTAATTGATTAAGCACTTTAGATTTAATCATCTGCTTTTCTTCTTGAGATGGCTGACCGTTATTAAAGTTGATCAAAACACGACCGCTAAAGCCTGAATTTACTTCAGTAATTAAGTAGTCTGATATTGATTCTTCAAGAGTGCAATATGGCGTCGATCCCACATAATCTGGAAGACTATAATATTTTAAACCTACACTATATGGCTTAATTACATATAATTCTAAAGCATCATTAGAGCATCCATAAGCTGCTATTCTTTTTGGCTTATATTTTTTAATATCAGACCAATCATCAGAATAATAATAAGCTTCTATTTTACCTTCTTCATTACACTTTTCAGCACGTAAAAGCTGCACAGGCATGTGATGTACAGATGCAATTTTTTTACGATCTTTAGTATAAATTACCTGCATAGCACATTGACCAAGCATTTTAAGATCTGTGCATAAATGTCTCACACAATCTTTACTAAATAAAGACATCATGTGGGCGTATTCATTTGGCTTTCTAGACGCATCTACTGCACTTAATCCTTTTCCATAAATTAAACGGCTTACATTATTGATTATAGCATTATTTGTAGTGCTTTTAGTATAACAATCTATAAGAAAATTATAATAATCATTAGACTCTCCAAATTCTACCCAATCTTCACGTTTAGCTTCCTTTATTACAGGAGGCTCATAAGCTGCTAATTGCAATATATGTACATTATCACTCATATATAATAAATTCATTATTTGATGCCCTGCTAGTAAATTCACCATTATTAATTGAATAAGTAGCGACAGGCTGATTAGTGCAAAAAATACGATCTAGATGTACTATATCAGATCCATTTTTAATAGTAAGATCATAAAAATGATTTTCTTTAATATCAAAAGTAGCTGTTATTGTATCATAATAATCTCCTTGACTGCTTGATGCAATAGTTATTTCTACTTCACTATTTGTTTGATCATCTCTTACAAACATGCTATCATACACCTGAGATCTAGGTATAAAACTAAATGTCTGCTCTGTTGCTATTTCTTGCAATATAATCATCTAGTATAATAACTAAATTACATATTTTTTGTTTCTGTTTGTCAATATGATCACATAAAAAAAAGGGAGTTATTAACTCCCTTTATCTTATCTCGGCTTTCGCACAGGCTCCGAGGTAGCTCTTTTAAAGTGCTTTTTGGTTACTAATTTTAGTGTTTTATTACTCTTAATCTATCCTTCCAAGACTCAAATTTTTTCATATCTCTTTGCTCTAATCTCTCTCGGTCTAAGTCTGTCATTCTACTTGAAGATGCTTTCCTGTCAAGCCACTTCTCTACTATGTATTGTTCTACTTCCTCAAATATAAACTCGGTTTCCCTTTTAATTTGGTCTTGATTTAAGTCTGCATTCCAAGTACGATCATAGAACTTACCGTCAAAGTTAAATTGAATTGTTGTTTTCATTGTGTGTTTTTTTAAGTGTGTTAATTATTAATTACAGTGCTAATATAGGCATAATGTATATACAAAAAAAGTTTTGCAGTATTTTTTTTTGTTTTTTTTCATGTAATAAAAAAAGCGCCCATTATTGAGCGCTTATCATTATGAAAGGAATATAAGAAAGAATCTTATGAAGTTACAATATTTCCATCATCAGTTCCATTATTGAATACTGCTTCAAGAGTTGCTTCAGATGAACAATCTATAAAGAGAGGTGGAAGCTCCTCCTCTGCAGTGAAAGTCAATTGATAACCATTAAAATCTCCAAGAGCAGCACCTGATCCTATAGTACCAGCACTTACGTCACATCCTTGAGCAAATCCTCATAAGAAAAATTGATCTTTCATATTTCGGCAGATTATTCTCGGACGTCCATAAGAAAGCAATTTTACTTGCTTATGAGTAACTACATCTTGTCTTTTTAAATTAACTACTAATTCTTGAGAAAAGAAAGTTGTTCCATTATCTCTAGATGCATTAATTGTTGTATTCAACGCGTTAGCTGTTGATTTTAATTCATACTTGTACAAATTTAAAGCTGTAGCTGTATCTACAGGCGTCCATGTATCAAGTTGATCTTCTTGATCTGTAGTAGTATCAAAAACAGCTGAATCTTCATTTAGATCATCGTAATTTACTATATAAATTGCTTTTAATCCAGAAACACTATCCTTGCACTCTTCTACGCGACCGTGGCTAATCTCACATGCCATAGGTATAAAATTTTTTTTGTTTATAATAGAGAGGGTTTTTACACCCTCTCGTTAATTAATCATCTTAGTTAGCAGAATTTACGATTCCGTAAGTTACTACATCATCAACAATAGCATATTGAGCTCCTGCAGCCATTCTCATAATAATTCTAACATTATTAGAACCATCAAGATCTGACATATCTAACAATTTAACTTCTTGAAGATCACTTTGTAGTGAACATCCAAAGAATAAGTTAGATTTTTGAGCAGCTAAAGCTGTATTATCAGCAAGACCATTTGCCATGAAGATTTTAACACCGTCAAAAGTTAATGCTCCATTGTCATACCATTGAGTACCTTGAGCATTAGTACCATTAGCACCTAATCCAGAAGCACCAAAACCGCCCAAAGCTCTAATATAAGCTCTTGCAATATTTTGTGACACATAAATGTGAAGATCCTCAGCACCATAGACTGTTGATGGAAGAGCATCGATTATACTTCCTAGCTCATCGATAACGTTCGCAGCAGTCACCGTAGTTCCAGCAACTTCTTGTGCAGCTGGTAAATCTGCATCTACAGCTAATTGTGTCATGATACCATCATATTCACCTGATGTTCCTGTAGCTCCTCTCCAGAAATTTACTTCATTTCTAGCAGCAACTTTAGAAGCAACATATCCAAGAATATAATCTTCAAAAGATTTAGGTAAAGTATCAAAGCTTGAATATCCTTGCTCAATTCCTTGCCATGTATTATGAAAGTCATTTTTGCAAATTTCAAGATTTACCATAAGATCTTTAACTTCAAGAACTCTTTCAGACAATGTGATAGCATCATCTGTTCTAGTAAAGTCACATGTAGCATCTGCTAAAACGTCTGTCAATGCAACTTTCTGCATGATCTGCTTAAATTTAATATTTGGAAGGATTTCAACTCCTCCTCTTTCAATAGTTGGGGCGCTTAAAAGAGCGGCCGCCACGTACTTACCTGCGAATTCACCTGCGTAAGTAGTAGTAATTGATGTAATTGATTTTTCTGCCATTTTTTTATTTATTTAATTTTTCAAATATATTATCCATAAGTGTTTTTGGTCTATTGGCACTAAACTTAAACACTTCTTTTTCTTCTTTATTTTCAGGATTATGAGCAATAGGCTCAGTCGCTGGTTCTAATGTTTCAGCTTCTAAATTTACTCCGTTTTCTGATTCTTCTTTCTTATCTTCTGTTATGTCAGGCTTAGATAGTAATTCGATCTCAGCTTTAAGATCTTCATTTTCTTTTTTCAAAGCTTCAATTTCAGTAAAAAATGTTTCTTTTACTATAGATTCAACAGTCTTTTTGACTGGTTTTTTCTCCTCTGCCATTTCCTCTTCTTTTTCTTCATATCCAGCTTCTTCTTTCTCCTCTTCTTCTTCCATTTTTTTATCTTCTTCTGCTTCTTCTGCTTCTTTAATTTGAGCAATAATACCTTCTTGCTGTACAATTAATAGTTGACCATCTTCCATTTTATATTCACCTACAGGTAAAGCTATTTTTTGCTCATCTTCAGTTACTATAAATATTTCTGCTTCTGGTTCGAAAGCATCTGCTTCTACTACTGTAACACCATCTTCTAATTTACGCTGCTCAAGTTCTATTGGCATGCCTAATAGTGTTCTTACTTTGTTTAAAACTGTATTCGTGTTCATGCTAAAATGTTATTATTTTATATACTAACTACATTATAAAAAATCTGTTTCATTTTCAATATAAAAAGTTAAGGATTTTGAGTTTGACAATCAGCACAATCACTATATAATGTAGCTGATAATATTTTTAAACCTCCTGAAGATGTATCGCTACTTACAGTATAACAACCATCGTAATTAGAATTTTGAAATTTAACAAAATATACTGAATTTAATGTTAATGTTTCTCCTTCAATATGAACATTATATCTTTTGCTATTTTCGCAATGTTCTAAAATATACTTATTAGCACTATTTGGCACTTCAGCATTTACATTGCCTATTCCTTGAGCCCATAAGCTTCCATCGCAACATTTAGTGCTATATGTTCCATCTTTACATAGACAAGCTCTATTGCCTCCTAATCTTCCAGATCTACTTGTTTTCAATTTCTTTTAGTTTAGATTCTGCCCATCTTTTTCCTGCTTTACCTCCCCATAGTAAATAGCTTATATATCCACAATCTTGCTGATCACCTTTCTCATAATATACTTCGGCCCTGCTTAAATAAGAATACATCCGCTTAATTGTTTGTACACTTACTGGCTCTTTATTTGCCAACTGCTGTGCTCTTACTTTACCGACTTGAGTAGCACATTTATTATTTACTTTCTTATTTAATTCTATGCCTCTCTTAGCATTATTACTTACTGCTTGAGGATAATCTCTATATGACTCTGCTTTAATGTCTAAAAGATCTCTTAATGCTTCTACAATTTCTTCTTTATGATCATCTTTTTTTCCAAAATCATATCTATCGGCAAAATATCCTTCAATGCTAAATCCACGAACAGATCCATTTTTTGCTTTTTTATAAAGCTCATCATCATCTATTTTAGCTGATACCATCCATGTACCTACAGGCACTTCCATTCCATATAAAGCAGTTTTATCTTTTTCAGTATTTTCTACTATCCATGACTCAACAAATGTGACACCATTAATTTTGTCTTTATGTTCAAAAGTAGCATTCTTATGATTAGACTTTTTAAAGAATAATTCTGATGCTTTTCTTACTGTTTTTTTACTAAAATATATATAGTATTCTTCTCCAGCATCATTACGTCTGTAGATACTTTTATCTGGTATTAGAGCTGCACCCATTAAAAGACGTTTTTCTGCGTCTATTTCTTTTAAAAATAATTCATGTTTATTTAAAGCAATAAAATTGCTTTCTATCGCTGGTTGTTCTACTAGTGATATCGCATCAATTCCAGATGCTTCATCATTCTCATCAATTATTAATTCTATTATCTTCATATTATAATAACTTTATAAATTTATAATGTTGCATTTTGTACTCTATTTCGATCTAATGCTTGACTTGTAGTAACTTCTCCACTTACTACATAAGCTTGCATGGGCTGCTGCTGAATCTGAGCAAGCTGATTTATTCCACTTTCACCAACTACATTAAATTGAGGAGTTGCAGCTTCACCTCCACTAGATAAATCTGTCACTGCAGGAAGATCTCCACCACCACCTTGAAATTGAGTCTTTGCTATAGCTGCAATTTGAGCTGCACCTGCTGCTCCTATAGCAACAGCATTAGCAATTCTTAAAGCTTGAACAGGAGTAAAGTCTGTAGTTTCTGCAAATACTTTTGTAATCGCTTGAGCTGTGTTAATAGTTGCTTGTGCGATACCTACAGCTTTTTGTATTTGAAAAGCTCTTTTCTGTTGTTTCTCGTTACCTTTAGCGAATAACTCAGCGATGTCATTTATAGCAGAAAGACCGCCTTGTATTACATTTATTTTGTAGTCTTGTAATGCTTGTGCGTCTGCTCTTTCTTTTTTGTCTCGTGCTTCTTTGTCTGCTTGTGCTTTGTCATCTAATGCTTTTTGATTGTTGTATGCCTCTTCTGCGTATTTTGCCTTAATTTCATTTTCTGCATTTAGACGTGCTATTTCTATTTCTTCAAGAGCTTCTGCATTACCTTGAGCCATAGCTTGTAATTTGTCATACTTAGTCGCTATTGCTAAAAGTTCGTTTTCTTCATCTGTTCTAAAACGTGCTTTATTTTCTTCTTTGATTTTATCAAATTCTGCTTGAAGTTTTAATTCTTCGTCTATTTCTTTCTGATCGTACTTTTCACGAATTTTAGCTTCTGATTGCTCTTGCTGTTCTGTGTATAAATCGTTTAATTCCTTGCGTTCTGTTAAAGTTAGATTCGTGTTTTTCTCTGCATCTTCACGAAGTCTTCTAAACTTAACTTGATTAAGTTTTAATTCTTTCTCTATGCCATCTTCCATCATAGAGTTTTGTATGTCCTCTATTTTTCTTTCGGCATTTAAACGATTTTGAAGATAATTTTTGTAATCGTCTTGCTTCTTTTTATTGCTTTCTTTTGCTTTTTGCTCATCATCTCTACGTTGATTTTCTATAAACTCCCTTTGCTTAGTATTTATTTCAACAATAGACTGAAAGTCGTCTTCTCTTAATTGCTTTTTTAGTCTATTTACATACGCTTCTTGGTCTCTGTAATATTTGTAATATTTTTTAAGATTTTCTTGATTAATAAATATCGAATTATTTTCTTCGTTGTATTGCTTTTTAAGATTGTTTAGCCTTATAGTTGCGTTAGCTATTACAGTTTTTTGATTTTCTCTAATAGCTTTACGCTCATCTTCAAAACCTTTAAGAGTTTCCTTAATGATTTTCGCTTGTATTCGTGCCCTCTCCGCATCATTATCAGCAGCCTCTAAATCTAACTCTAAATTCTTTATTCTGTCTTCTCTATATCTTGCTTCTAATTTTAACTGCTCTAATCTTCTAGCAATTTGTTTTTTTGTTATTTCTAATTGCTCATTCTGTAAGTCTAATTGTTTTTCTATCTGCTTTTCTTGCTCAGTATTTAAAATATTTAATTTTTCTAATCCTGCTTTTACTAAGTCAATAGCTGCTATTAATGGCAATAAAGGTAACATGGCAAGTTTTGCTACTACTCCCATCTTTTTAAATCCATCTATACCACCACCTAGCGCACCTTTTAACTTATCAAAGTTTGCTACTAGCAATCCTATACCAACTACGATCGCACCAATACCTGTAGAGATGAGTGCTAATCTAAATACTTTTAATGCACCTGTAGCTGTCCCTGTTACTGCTGCATATGCTGCTGTAGCTGCTGTTAAGGCCTTAGTCCTTGCACCTTTTAAAGTAAGCATTAAAGCAGATTCTTTTTCTAATGCAGTAGCTACTTGGTTAATGCTATTCATTAATGTTTGAGCAGCTTGTAATTTTACTAGTGTTTTTCTTAGCTCTTCACTTTCAACTCCAGTTAAAGCCATAGCACTTTGAATACCACCATAAATAGCAACACCAGTTGCTACTCCTTGCATGGCACCTTCTAGATTTCTTTGATCATCTGCTAGTCTCTTAGTTTCATTTTGAATATCAACATATCGATCTCTTAATTTAGCAGCTTCTTCTAATGCTTTTCTTCCAACAGGTGTTTCTCTACCTGCAGATAATGCTATTGACTGATAAGCTTGAATTTGCTTATTCATGTCTCTAACATTTAGAGGTGTTTCTTTAACTATTCTATTAATATCCTCTAACTGCTGATCAAATGGCTTACCAGATTTTAAGACAGCATCATATTGCTTCTTAGTGTTGCCAAGTTCTTTATTATAGCTTTTAAAACTTTGCTCTGCCTTATCAGCATTCTCTTTTATGTTAATATTGATAGTCTTATTTTCAGCCATTGGATTCTGCTTTTAGTTTTTTTAACATTTGTTCACGTTTCTTTTGCTTATATATCGCTTTTACTCCTGTTTCATAACTATATAGGCCTTTAGCTATTTGGACATTCTCAGATCCTTCATAAAAGTCATCTATTTGTAATAATTCTATTATGTGCTTTATCATGGATTTTGAGTTAAATAAATTTGTGTTGTTTGTACTATGCCATTTTGGAATGTATATGTAACTGTAAGAGTATATACAGTTGCATCATTCTGCTCTGTTTTTATTCTATCTACAAGATCTTCAGTATTTATATAATCAGCATTATCTTCTGTTTTTAAAACATTTGTATTATCATTAGCTGGCACGCATACTTCAACAAATCCATCGCTTGTTAATGTGCTAGGTGTTATAGTAACTCCAGGATCTGATGTAGTAATATCTGCTTGTACACAATTGACTGGCAATAATATTTTAACATCAACACAATTAGCATTACTTGGAATAGGTATTGGTTTTTCTTGAGGTGTATCTGGATCAGATAATACAGGCCTAAAATCATTGATCAATACAAAATCTACATCTCCGCTATTTAAGTTAGATTTCATAGATTCAATTATATATCTCTTATCTCTTATAATTAATCTATCATTTAATCTAAGTTCTGTTAATAAGCTTACAGGTAAATTTGTCTTAACAATAGTTCGTCTATTTTTTAGACTAAATAGATTATTTAAATATCCAAAATAATATTCAGCAAATAATGTATTTTGCTCTGGTACTAAAGTAAATGTGCTTATTTCAGCATTAAAATTTAATGTATAATTTTCACCATTTAATGTCATGTCTTGACCAAATGGCATATATTCTGTAAGATCTTGTATAGCTGTAGGAAAGCTTCCATCATCATATCTAAATGTAGCAGATGTTTCATCATACATATACAATAGCATAGGCTTAGGAACATAACTATTTAAGTCTTTATTAACTGTATAACCTACTTGTAAATCGGTACCAGTAAACTTATTAAATTGCATGTTTTCAAACGGCTGCTCGATCTTATATTCTCCACCATCATATGGATATTGAATTTGAGCATCTCCATACTCTCTATTAAACAATTCTCTAAATTGTTGATTTAACAGATTTTCGCTTGGTTGATATTTAAATACTATATTTTTAAATAGCTTTATTCGATCTACTTTAATACTTTTTATATCAGTATATTGAGTAATATCTACAATAGCACCTTTAGCATACCAATCATCTAATGGCTCAACTTGATATACATCTTTTTCAATGCCATAACATGTTAGATTAAATTCTTTTAAAACACCATTAAAAAAATCAGCTACTTTCATATCAGGCAAGTAAGCTATTGGATCAATTTGAGCTTGTACTGTTATTGTAGCAGTATCAGCATAAAATACATTTTGTACTTGAGTAGTAGTACCTCCTCCTAGATTAGTTCCTAGTTGCTGGTATTTACATCTAAATTGGATATCTTGAGTTGCTGTAGATCTAAACCTAAAGTATATACTCTTATTTAATCCTTGTACATTTAAATCATTAGCTACAATAAACTCTTGAGCTCCACTGCCATCATATGTATTATTCAATACATTATTTATATAAACATCTAAATAATATGTATCTGATGTGCTTACACTTAATACTTGAATTGATGTTATATGATTAACTTGAACAGGCCCAGGGCTTACTGTTGGAAATAATGTAAACCAATCATAATAAGTATATGATAAAGTGTCCTCTGTTGTGTTAAAATAATTTAAGTATGTATATGTGCTTTGATTAATTAATTGTCCTCCTGTGATAAAATTAACATCTTGAGTGCTTGTAAGAAAAGTGAATTCTCTTTTATTCTTGCACCATAAAAAACAATTTTGAAACCTTTTATCTGATAAGAATGCTCCTTGTAAATCTATTCCATATTTTATTTGTATTGCTGCAAATATTCCTGATATTTTTATAGCAGGAAATAGCTCATTATAAGCAATCTCATCTGATCCAGTAGGAGATATATCTGTACTTGCACCATCACCATATGTTACTATTCTATCTGTAATTATAGGATAACGCATTACATAATTTGTAGATCCATCTGTGATTCTATTTTGTACTTCTGCTCCAGTAAATGCATGTCCATAACTTGATAGATATGTAAGATCTACTAGTTTTTCATCTCCAAATTTATCTTTTAAACTTGTTACTTCACCATAAAATGTTAGCTGATAACTATATGCTTGATTATTTTTTATTTCAGCTTTTTCTAATTGAATCTTACCTCTTCTAAATGTAGTATAATCGATCTCTATAAAAGCTTCTTTACGTATATTAACATCAAACTGTGTAGATACATCTTCTATGTCTCCAAAATCACTATTATAAAAGTATGATAATATATTATCATTATTAGGTGTGCTAGGTACCGAAAAGCTTTGAGAGTAGTCAGAAAATACTTTAGATATGTCATTAATATCTTGCTGCTTACTTGTGACATTAATCTGCTCATCTTTAAAAAGATCTAATCTCTGTCCTTCTATAAATACCTGTATCTGTCTCATTACATGATGTTATTGATTAAATCATATGCAAAATCAAAATCAAGAGTATAATTTATCATTCCATTATTTAATCCTGTCTGTTTTTGTAAGCTTTTAGTCTTTACTTTTACAGGTGCATAATCAGTATTATTTTCATAATCACATAATAGCACTTTTTCGCTTAGCATTAACTGTTGTAATACTTCAGCATAGTTATCATTAACCCATCCTGTATTAAGCTTTATTGACTCTGTTGCATTTATATTAAACTCTTGAATCTGTCTAATATCTTGTGATATATAAGGTATAGTATTAGGATTAAATTTATACTCATTAGCTTTTACATTAATGCTTCTATTCTTTGCTTTTTGAAAAAATATTCTTGACCATGATCCATACCTATTTACAAAGTCTACTGTTACTGGTTGATATTTTGGCTCACATTGAGGCTTAAAGTATGCTGTCCATCTTGTAGTACCTCCTACTATATATTCTACTTTATTTCCATTAGGTGCATATGTTAGATAGACTCTTGCAAAGCTTTTAACACCATCAGATGCTGCAACATAAGAAATTTGAGATCCATCAACTAAATCAGTATAACGAATTATATGACCAATACTCATCTGAATATCAAAGCTTCCCCATATTCCATTATTTTGAGCTGTAGATATACTAGCATCATAGTTATAGAAATATGTTCCTTCATCTAATAATACAGATGGTGCTGATGGGTTATAACCATCTTCAAAATATCCAAAGCCATCTGAGAAAGTACCTGTTATAGTCGATCCTACTTGAGTATACACACCAGATACTGACTTAAATTTTTTAAGCTCATAATCAACAATATAATTTGAGCTTGTATCTTGATTGTATGTTAATCCTGTAGCATTTTGCCATTTAGTGAAATTAAAATATTCTCTGATGTAAGGAGATATGTTGTAATAAGTTTCTATCTTGTTAGATGCAGGTATAAGCTTAGATAGTGTATAAGTAGCGTTAGAAGTGCCGATATCGCTTCCTAGATATAATTCTATCTTGCTACCAGTTTGCCCTGATTCAGAGATCTCAATTATATGTGGTGATCTTGCTAAATTCATTTAGATAAATTATTAATTTGTTTAAAATTTTCTTGTGTTATGCTATTAAATAAAGTTTCTAAATCCTTTACATATTTCTTAGTCACTTTTTTAGGTAATTTTTTATAGTATTTTTCAAAAGGCTTTGTAAACCACATTGATGGTTTTATGCCTTTCATCCAGATACTTCTAATAATGGTTCTAGCTGTCTGATCATAGCTCATGAATTGACCAGTCTCTTTATTTCTAAATTGTATCTGCTTTCTTTGCACCCATTCATTAATGCCTTTAGTTAATCCTCCTGATTTTCCACTACCTGTTCCAAATTGATAACCGCTTAAGCTTTCACCACTGCTAACACCTTTAACTCCTCGATCTTGAAAGAATCCATATGACTTCATTTGAAAAGTGATCTGAATACTATTCTTAGATTCTTTAACATATGATTTAAGGCTTTTTCCTAGCGCGCCAGTATCTTTTGGCAAATTATTTCTTGCCTCTTTTATAACTCTATCTCTAAAGTCATCTAATACCTTTTGTACTTCTCCTTTTTTCATCAGCAGATAGTCATGTCGTTAGGAATTAATATATCGACTGTCATAGTCCAGCCTGTTAAATTATTCTCCATCCTTTCTGTAAATGGCTCACATGTTGGAGTACCATCTACTTGAAATTTTTCAGTATATAATGCTCCTCTTCTTAAAAGATCATAACATCTATTTTGAACAGCTAGCATAGTATTAAGTATATATAACTCATTATTATTGCCGTCAAATTTATCTGTAGTTTCAGTCTTAGATGTGTTTACTATATCCATAGCTAGAATACTAATATTATAACGTATTACATTTTCTTCAAATGTTGCTGTATTTACTATAATATGTACTAAAGGAAATATAGTCTGCTTATTGAGATCTACGTCAAAAATATCTCCTTGACTTATTGTGCTTACTAGTTCATCACTTTCAAAGTGTGTTTTTAATTTATCTATAATATCAAAATAATTCATATTTATTTTTTCATTTGTCTTTTAATTTCTCTGTCTTCAATTTCTCTTTTTTCTTTTTCGAAGGTAAGATAGGTAAGACATTGAGTAAGTCGTAATTTAGTGACTTCATCATATTTGGATACATCTCCTCCAGCACATTGATAGATGCTTGAATACCATCCCCATTTTTTACTGAATTGGCTTCTTTCTGTATATTCGCTGAAGCTGTCATCTTCTTCGCTTCTTTCTTCAAATAATGAAGAGTAGCGTTTAATAATTCTATCCCTAAATTTTGAAAAAAAAAACTCGCAGATATAGCTACATCTAATGGTGCATACTTCATGAGCTCTTGCATATCTTCATTTGGCTCATAATCTACTATGCTATATTTATCCTTGTATTGATCTTTAATTGGTCTATACATTACAGCCATAGCTTTATGATATGTATCCCAGTTTTGCAAATGGCTTTCTAAGTCTATATATTCTCCAAAGCTTATATTTTCTATATTAGGAATAAATCCAAACTTATACTTATCAATACTAAATTCTCTAATTAATTTTGGTCTTTGTTTAAACAGCTTTGTAAAGTGTACTATAAGCTCATTAAGATCTTTCATCTTAATATGCATGACATCTTTTAATTCTATTCCACAGAATATTTGAATCATCTTTTGAGCAATAAATTCTTGATCATTGCTCTTATCTTTCATGTCAATGAATTTTTGATACCTTGTCAAAGGTATTTCATTTAAGCTTGTAGGAAGTGTTATATCTATTTTCATACTCTCTTATATTAATAACTAAATGATTATATTTTTGTTATCAGTATTACATAACTGAATAACTGCCATAATTTTTATTCAGGCCTAGTGTTTCCATCTCATGATATCTTAAAGCATCAATAGCATGATTAAATTGATCTATAGGCTTATTTAATTTTTTGCCTGTTTTATCTACATCCCAGCAGTATGATCTAAATTCTTTGATCAAGTTTGTGCTGTCTTTTGTAACTAGATATTCCTGCCTTTGCATGACATCAATACCATAATTAATCGAGTCTCTTCCTTTAGTAGCTCCTTTAATTAATATTCCTGGCATATATCTTCTTATTTCTTCTATTGATTTTGGCTCAGCACTATCTGCTATAATAGGAACATTTACAGGCAGCATGTTTGCGATATCGCTATTAAGCATCTTTATGTTATATGCTTTTTCATTAATTATTCTTTTATCATTCCATTTATATATCTCTATAATAGCTGTAGGATCTACACTATATCCAAAGTCTAATCCTATGCCTATTAATCTTGCTTCTTCAGGTATTATGTCAATAGTGCTCCAATTACTAAATACTACGCCCTCTAATTGACCCATTTGCCCATGTACATATACTTTTACCCAATTGCGCCAGTAATTGCTTGTAGCAGCTTTCTTTATATTCTTCTCTATTTGATCTACTATGCCTTGATCTAGAGCTTCATTATCTTTATATGTCAATATGATCTTATCACTGTCAGGCTGATCTTCTAATTCTGTCTGCACCCAAAATTCAGCTGTAGGATTATAATCAAGAAAAACCTCATCCTTGGTCCTTATTGACAGCTCATTATATGATTCAAATGAGACTGAATTACACTCATTAATATATAAGATATTTCTTCTACCTCCTCTAAGCTTTCTACTATCATCAGCAGAAAAAAACTCTATAAAGCTGCCATTTGCAAATTCATATTTTAAGAGGCTTTTATTATATCTATCATCATAATATCTGCCAGTAAATTTCATGATCTTTAAGAAGTCTCTTAATGCTCCTCTACGCAGATGAGGTATTGATTCAGCTACTATACTTATTTCAACATTAGATTTTTTACATGCTCTATCAATCAAGATCGGGATTATGCCAAAAGTTTTTCCGGCTGAAGTTCCTCCTTGTACAATTTTAACTCGCTTATTTAGAGCAAGAATTTTATTTATCGCTGTTGTCCTTTGAAACATCTGGAAATAATGGCTGCTCTATGTTAGTCTGTTCTATATGTTCTTTAAGAGAATTTAATCTAGCTGTTATACTAGGATTATATTGACCTACCATGCCGCCTTTAATTTGATCATCTCTTATTTCTTTTCGTATACGCGTAGAGATGGTACGAAATTTATCATATCGCTTCTCTGTATTCTCTAAATAATGCTTAACAGTAAAGTCAAATTTATTATAACAATAGATCTCAAAGCCTTCTATAGTTAATGGAACTTCTAGTGGTTCAGGGATCATATCTCCTGTTCTATGATTTAAATGGTATTTATATCTAGGGTTTTCTTTAGTATAAGCTTTATAGGCATTGAATATATCTTCTAGCTGCTTAGGATCTTGTATTTTTTTTGGTCTACCTGCTTTTGCCATTAATTATTGTTTTCATTATTATAAGCTTCATATACTTTCTTCATTTTTATAGCGATATCTCTTATACATGATTTACAATTAGTGTCTCCTTGTCTAGTGTTAAATACTCTATTATAGATTTTGATCATTTCACGTTTGCCACTTGGTCTTACAGTTCCTTCTTGTTTAAAGAAATTATCTAACCATTTATATTCATTTTCTAATAGGCAATTAGTTTTTCTATATCGCCATATTTGATTTAATTTTTCTTTACGCTCTTCACAGCCACAATCTTCACCAGCTAACCATTTAACTGCTGCTTTAATTCCTGTAGCTTCAGTTATTTTTTCTATAGTATCGCCTAATCCTTCAGAAGGTTGTTGAGCTTTCCAATCTTTATATTCTTTAGTCCTTTTATCTAAAGACTCATAATATTCATTATTGTTTTCCATGTTTATAATTTTTCGTAATCACCATTTATAAAATCTTCATAATCTTCAGCACAGTTTTTTCTTAATCTATCTTTACAATATTTTATTGTTCTAAATACCGAAGCTGTTCCTATTCCTGTATTTTTTGAAGCTTCTCGCATGCTCCAATTATTTTCTCTATAATATTTAAATAGCATCTGATCATACCAATGCCATGTTTCTATCTCTTTTTTTATTTTTCCTTCAAATTTATTACGGCCTTCATCCTTTGATATGTACTCAAACTCCACAGGGATGTGTTTAAGCTCATTTAGATCAACTTTCTTATGTTTTGAACGCTGTATACATAGATTTCTAAATATATTGCGTAAGGTGAAAAATATGTAAGCTTTATTTATTTTACCATCTGCCATGAAGATCTTATTTTTATCGCCGTATTTATCTAATCTTAAATACATCTCTTGTACTATATCTTCAGCGAATTCTGTTTCACCATAACTTCTTACTATTCTTACAAAATCATTATGATATTTTGCTACATGTTCAAGCCAATGCATCTGATTAGATTCTAAACAAATATAATGATTATTTTCTAATATTGTATAAACGTAGTTTTTAACAAAAGGTTGCTAATAAAAAAAAGCCTCCATTTCTGAAGGCTCTCTTTTGTTTGTTTGTGTTAGTTTATTTTGTTTTCTTGGCTGCCTCAAATGCTTCCTGTTGAGTTTTAAATAATTTTGCTGAAACTACTGTCGCCTTGCCAAAGTCTTTATAGTTATAACTGTATGCATCACAGTCTACAAAATGAATTATATTAATATTTCTTAATACATAATCATTTACTACTGTCGTATTAAATACTCTTGTTACGTTTTCGATTGTTTTTTGGGTTAAATTTTTCATTGTGTTTTTTTAAGTGTTTTATTAATTTGTATATACAAATATAACTATAATAATTAAACCAGAAAAGTTTTTTTAAAAAAATAAAAAAAGCCATCCGTTAGAATGGCTTTCATGATAATTAATTATTACTTAAAAAGGTAGATCATCATTGCTATCTGCAATGTCATTATGTGTTGACTGAATTTTATCCTCAACAAAATTTTGCTCAATGCCATCACGCTTTGGCTGTTCTTTCTTAGGTTGTGGATCTTGAAAGTTTAAGCTTAGATATTCAATACCAGTTTGTGAAGTGTTTTTCCAGGCTGAAATTTGTGTTTCCTTACCTCTTATGTTAGCAGTACCTGTATAATCTGGCTGCTTCTCATGTTCTTTCTTGCGGTTAACAAATAATGCTCCGCGGTTGTTTTTGTTTTCCATAACGATTAATTTACTTTATTTAAAATATATGCACTTATTGTTTTTTGGCTTTGCTGTGCTTTTTCTTTGATCTTCTTTTTTTGATCTTCTGTTACACGTATAATTATTATTTCTGTTTTACGACTCTTTAACATGATTTTCAAATTTAGTTATTAGTGATTCATAATACTCTCTAGCATGTTCTATTTTCTCATAAGCTTTCTGTATATCTTCTTTATTATAAAATACTTCAAACTTTTTTACTCTATGCATGTCATTAAGATCATCAAAAATATGATTATGCTCTACATGATTTCTGATCTCTTCATCTTCATCTATTTTTCTTTCATTCCAGACAGCTCTTCTTACTTCATCCTCTATAATATCTTGAGGAGTATTAGGTAAACAGTATATTAAGTAGGATTTCTTACGTCTAAATAAAGCCATATAACCCTGCATCTGCCAATAGTATTTCTTATTTTGCAATTCATCTTCTAGTAGATGCTCTGCATGTGTAAACACATCCCATGAAGATTTAACATCTAAAAGCACTTTATCAGTAATAACATCAGGTGTACCTGTTAAATAATCATTTTCTCTTTGCTCTTCATTTTTATAAAGAAAATTCCACTTGCTAGTATCTTGTACTAGATCTATAGATTCACGCTCTTGATCTATTCCTTTAGTTAAATATCTAGATGTAATTTCTTTTTTACGACCAAAATAATTCTCTATAGCTAGTTGCTTAATATAAGTTTTTGCAGTTTTAGATAGTACCTCAGATTTTGACCTAGCTGGAGTCATTATTAATCCAAGAGCACTGCATCGAATCTTCAACATATCTCAAGTATTTTTTTCTGGTTAGCAGTTAAGGCATAATTCTCTGCGAAATATTCCTTCTTATATTGTCCTTTATTGATCATTTCAGAAGCTTTTTTAACTTCATCCATAGTAAGCTTTTTCTTTGGCTTAGATTTAACATTAGCAGCTTCAGATTTTTTACTATTATCAATAGCATTTTTAACTTCTTCATAGCTAGCTATAGATGTCTCTATACCAATGCCTAAATTACCTAAAGCTCTACCCCATGCAGATGTCTCACAGTTTTCAACATAGCTTGTCTTATTAATAAATGTACTGCCTTTGATCTCTTCTGCAAGACCAGTAGCTATGATCTTACTTTCTGCATCTTTAATTATTGCTTTGATCATGATAGAGCTATCTGTTTTTTCTAATACCTCTGATTCTAAACTATATCCTTTATAGTTCTCTCTAAAATGCTTGAGTCTTTCATTTACTTCAATATACTCTTTGCCTTTGATATTGATCTTTTTCATAACGATTATATTTATTTGATTATTTTACTTCTATTGTGTTAGTTATTCCTCCACGTAATAAAAATTTTACTTTAACTTTAACTTTTTTGTTATTATCTAGATTTATTCCTGAAAATATTCTTCCACCAGCTCTCCATGGCTCTATAAAATCAACTTTAATATTTACGTATTTTGTTAATCTTGATGTAGGTATTAAGATAATATCTCCTACTTTAACTTCTGTAATATTCTTTTCCATTTTTTAAGTGTTTATTAATTAATTATGATGCTAATCTACTAAAAACGTATATACAAAAAAAGTTTTTTACAAGTTTTTTTTCTTTTTTTTATAAATTTCTATGATCTCTTTTAGATCTTCTCTTGTATACTTTCTGATTTTATGAGCTTCTTCATGCAGCTTTATTAATTCATCTGCACCTATTCTTTTTTGTATACCGATTTGATAATTTAAAAGGTTACCATGCAGATCTCTATTGCACCTTACACATTGCCCATGAACATTATTTTCATTAAAAGTAGTATTTTTATGAGTAGAGCTAAAATAATGACCTGCATCATATTTTGATCCTAATGGTTTATTACAGCTTACGCATCCTTTACCTTTATCTCTTGCTCTTATAAAAGCATTAAAATATCTCTGCGCTTTCTTAGTAAGGCTTTGAACAGTTTCTAATTCAGCTTTCAAACGTTTTTTTTCTTTTTTCCAATTATCTTCTTTTGCTTTATTATACCATATTTTTGCACACTGTTCTTTAAAACAATATTTTTGATTAAAATGTACTGCTTCAAATTTTTCTTTACAATGTTTACAGCGCGGCATTATAAATCTTCTTTCTTTATTTTAAGCTGTAGTTGAAGCTCTTTTATTTTAAATTTCAGATCTGATATATTAGTTTGATGCCTAAAATTAATCTTACATTCCATTCTATATTCATGCTCAAGTTCTAAAAATATATTATTAAATTCTTCCACATCTTTTAAGCTTTCAGTCATGCTATTTATCAGATCATGTCTATGTGGATTATTTTTTTTTAGATCTTTAATACTATTTTTAAATTTTAGTATTGTAGTATTCATATTTACTTTTGCTATAAATATATCTAAACTATTCATTGTCTTAATTTTCTTAATGGATCTACTTCATATAATTTAAACCCTAAGCCATTGTTAAAGTCGCAAAAAATATAATCATCTAAAAGTGTTTGCTTACCTCCTGAGCTTACATCTTTAATTTTATCAACTGATATTAAAGTTACATATTTCATTGAATCATGTTTAACTAGTCTATGTATTGTTAAAAATGAATCTGTTCTATTCAGCCAAGATTTACCACCTTCTACATGTGCTGCCATAGGAGGTTTAAGATGGCCTTCCCACATATGGCCTTTTGGAAATATATTTCCTGTTCTTCCACTTTCAGATGTAGGATGAGTATTTACATAAACACTTTTTTTTGTTTCATTTACATACTGCCTTATCATATTTAGAAATTCATAATTTGCTTCATATCCAAATTTACGATTTAAAGCTGTAAATGGATCTATTAAAAAGGCATCTGCTGAAGACTTATTAAATTCTTCTATTAATTTTTCAGGAGTATATAATTTTGAATTATCTATAAAATCAAAATACTGTTCAATATAAGCTGCATATGACATGATTTCTTGATCATTTAATTCATTAAATTTTCTGCCTGCATACATTTGTATTAGATCTCTCATAATTTGGCCATATTGATTTTCGGCTGCATATATGCAAAATTTAAGATCATGCTTTAATGCTACTGTCAAAAAATACCAAAATATCCAATAGCTTTTTCCTACATTATCATGCCCGCAAATAATTGTTAATTCACCAGGTTTAAATACATAATAATCATCTAGCATACAATCAATTCCTAGGCCTTGTTTTATTCTACCATGTTTGTAATCTAGTAAGTATTTAGTATGAATTCCCTTATTTAACATATCCATATTTTTTTGCTTGTTTAACTAATTTATCTTCTTCTTCTTTAGGAATTCTTTTAAGCCAATTTTTAGCTGTTAAATATAAAGACTTATAATTCTTATTAGATTTATAATTTTCTATAGAATCTAAGATCTCATCAATTTGTTGTTTAGAATATTCTTCTAGAAGCTTATTATATTGATCATGAGATATAGACAAATGAGCAAATTTCCTATATATATCTTCATTCTTTATATTCTTGTTACTGGTCACTTGTTGGTCACTTGTTGGTCTATCGTCGGTCTTTTTATTGGTCTCTATTTGATACTTATTATAGTTAACTACTTGTATTTCAGTGCCTTGCCTACTAGATTTTACTGTCAGTTCATTGGTCAGTTTTAACCTATTTAGTGATGTTCTCACTTGTCGCTCACTTAATCCAAGCTCTCTACTTAATAATTCTCTACTGGTTAAAAATGTTCCTCTTTTTATGATCTTACCTCTATAGCTTTTATCTTTATGATTAGCTTTTAATAAGCAGTGTAAGAATAAATGAACTGTTTCAGATTTATCGTACCATTCCCATTCTAAGAATTTACGATGTAATTTTACCCACCCTTCCATATATTAAAATAATTTTTGCTGTAATAAATCTTTAGCATATACAAAGCATGATTTTTCTTCTTTCCAACTTTGCTTTGCTAAATTAAGAATTTGTTCCTTAACATAAATACTTTCAATATAAGCAACTTTATCATGTATCTGTATAAAAACATAATAGTCAGCTTTTAAATGCTCATTAAGATCATCTAAATAGCAATTAAATGTAAATGTTCTTGCTCTTGTTGCTTTAACTTGATAAGTATATCCTTTTTCATCTGCATAATCAATACCTTGAAAATCTCGATCTGCTTTTTGTTTATGTAAATGCTCAGCAAAATATGTTCTTTTAAACCATATTTCAAAAAGCTTTTCACCGATTACTCCTGTATTTAAATTAGAATTTAAACAAATTTGAGGTATTTCTATTTTTGCTAAATATGTTCTCATTTTTCTTCTTTTATAAATGTTCCATTAACCATCTTTCCTTTTCTTTTATTGATTACCATATAAGCTGTATTTATAGCGTATTCAATTGTAATGCGACTAACAGCCCCACCATTAAAATGCTTATCTGCTAGCTCTGCAATTGACGTTAAAACAACAGCACAATCTCCTATAGCATCTATTATTTCAAATTCATCATTATTTAAGACTGCTTTGGATAATTCTCCAGCTTCTTCATGCAGTTTTAAAACCTGTGTTTTAAGATCTCCTTTTTCATAGATTCCTTTTTCTTTTGCCCACTTTCTTATAGGCTCAAATTCATTATTTAAATTCATTGTTTTTTATTTATAAAGTTATTATATAAGTGAATATTATTTGCGAAATGATAATACTGTCCTGGTTGAATATTTAGTTCATTAGAGATCATCTTTAATAGCTTACTAAAAAAATATTGATCATTACAAAAACCAAACCATAAATCATTAGATCTCATCATTACATTCATGTTAAGCTTATCTTCTAAAATATAGAAATGTATTGCATATGTGCAAGGAGTATCATTTTCAAAATTCCACCTGTTTTTTGCATCATATATACTTATGGCCGCTCTTCTTGTATATGGATTTTTTCTTAATTCTTCAATAACATATCCTATTTGATCATTTTGTTTCCAATGCCATCCATAATTACTATTGACTTCACCATTTTCATCCATACATTTTTTCCAAATTTTAGCTTTTTTTGATATTTCTATTCCTGATCGATCACCTGATAAATACCACTGCCATTCAAAATCAGCATATTTTATATTCCAATTTCTCCATGACGTTCTAATTAAATTATCAAGTGGATTTTTTATAGTAAAACCAACATTAAATAATGCCATAGTTCCATTATAATCATAACCATTATTGCTGATATTTTCATATAGATAAATAAAAGCTTGATCTGCGTTTTTAAAATAAAGATCCATTGTTTTTCTTTTTAAGTTTCCATAATGTGTTTCTTGACTGCTCTGGAAAAAATGGCGCCATTAAATTAGCTACTAAACATGGCATATGATATTTCTTTAATTCATCAAACATGTTTTTTTGCCATTCATTCATAAATGGTTTATAGTCTCTTACTGAAGCAAATGTTCCAAAAGTATCTACAATTACAGCATGCTTAGAAAAAAGCTCTTTTAATTCATTATAGCTAAATTCTTGAATTGCTATGCCTCTACCATCTCCTGAATCATATGTATGATTATTGGCAGCTCCAACTTTTTCATCATAATTAGGTGTTGATATATAGAATAAAGCATCTGGTTTTCCACAGTCTAAAAAGTTTTTCATAAACTTATCAGCATTCTGCTTTCCTACATGTTCTAAAACTTCAAATGAAACTACTCTATCTGCTTTAATAGATTTAAAATCTGTATTATTTTGAGGATTTACAAGATCTTCTACTATAAACTTTGCCCAATCTAATTCTTTAAGCTTTTCTTTAAATTTATCTCTAATATCTATTCCTATATAATTAGTTACTTCATCTTTGTTTTTTCTAAATAAGCAATTTCTATAAATTACTTCTAATAAGTTACCACTGCCACAACCAAAATCGCATACAGTTTCACCCTTTTTTAATTCTTTTATAATATGACTCCATCTCAAATAATGAGCAAATTGATCTCTATGAAAAACATGTCTTTCAAATGATCTTTCTGGATTAAGATCGGTCGTGTTATAATTTTTCTTGTCTAATTTTTGTCTATTCATTTTATTGGTTTTTATAATTGTTTAAAGCTGCTAAATAAGCCACTGCATCTAATAAGTTATCTTCTTTGTGATTATATGACTGTCTAGAAAGCTTTAATGCTACCATGCACATATACATGTCATCAGCTGTTATCTTTTTACCAGTCGCCGCAGAAGCAATTACTGCAGCTCTTTCCATTCCTTCAGAAAAAGATCCATATTCTCTTTCCTTTTCTTCAGATCTTTCATTTATGATCTGATCTGCTTTTTGTAAAATATTCATTGATTATAATTTAAGGTGACGCTTTCAGGGAGGTGGGATTCCCCTACTCGCGCAACACTTAAAAAAATTTTTGATTTTCCCACCAGTTACAAATATATTAAATTAATTCTTTATATAAGTTATTTTCTGTCCTACTTTTTATTTTATCTAGATCTCTTATTGTAGTAGCATGTAAAATATCTTTTTTAAGATCATAGGTTTTTTTCTTTATTTTCATCTTTCCTTCATAGCATGCTATATCTAATAGTAAAAGCTTATCATTATATGATCTTAACTGTTTATATTTTCTTATACCATGTAAAACAGTAGCATGATGATGTCCAAACATTTTACCAATACTTTCATATGTCATTCCAGATTCTCTTAATAAATTCCAAAAATACATTCTGCGATGTACATATTTTGGTTTTCTACTGCGACTTTTTAGATCATGTTTATCTATAAAGTATTCAACGTTTTTAATCAAGTCTTCCATAAATCCAATTTATAATTAAACAATATATATATTCAAATATTTTTTTCATGCTTCCCAAATTTTTATGATTAATTTAGGCCACATGCCTGACATTTTTATCGCTTCATCTCTAGAGTAAGCTTCAACAGTTTTTATTTTTCTTCTTTCAGGATAGCTTGGATTATTTCCAAGATAATATTTGTATAAGATTTTAAAGGTTTTCATTTTTCCTATTGCTTTTAAGTATTTATTATATAATTGATCATCAAAATGATCCCATTTAAATGGTGCTTTCATGTATTTAATTTTAATTCTAAATGTCTACAGATCTCTTCTCTTTGCTTATCGCTTATTTCTAATCCATTTACGCTCTTTAATGTATCTTTTTGTACAAAGCAATACATAAACTCATCCTGGGCCCAACAAATGCGATCATGAACATTATTATGACTTATTGGATATTCTGAGCTAATTACATTATTTTGATAATAGCATTCATAATCCAGCCAATCAGCTGAAAATTCAATTTTTTCTTCAACTTCATGATCTAAATGTATTTCAATTTTCATCTTGCAAATAAATTTATTAATACATAATACATAATAAAAGCTCCCCAAATAAAAATCATTGCTAATATTAATTCTTTCTTTTCTTCTTTCATATCTATTTATTTAAGTGTGTTTGCTAATCTGCTAAATCTGTAATTAAGTCTTGCTATACACATATTATAAATAACAATAAGGTGCTGATTTTTACTGCAGATGCTTGAAAGTGCTAATCCAGCACCAAATTCATTTTCCCATTCTTTTTCATCTATTTGATCTTCAAAGTATTTAATAGCTTCTAAGATCTCAATAAGTGTTTCACATTTTTTTAAGCGTGTCATAATTTTAAGTATTTAATTAATTATTTTGGCATTTTTAAATAATAATCCAATAATTGCGTTAAATCTTTTAAAGGCGTATTAGATTTTTCAGTTAAGGACAATAACAATTGCTCTGTTTCGTTTAATAATTTTTCTTTAGAAAGTTTTGATAAATTATTTAAACATTGATTTAATAATTCTTGTTGTGTTTTCATTTTTTTAAGTGTTTTAATTAATGTATATACAAATCTACTAATTATATTTTAATTAACTAACAAAAAATTGCACTTATAAACAAAAAAAAATAGCTACAAATTTGTAACTATTTTATTTACATACAGTTATGCAGTAAAAAAAATTAGAAAATTCTATGAGAATCTATGTATTTAGCATATTTATCAACACCATCCTCACGATATCTTTCAATATTTATAGTCAAAATACGACCTCCTATTGGTTTAATTGGTGCTCCACGTTCTACATGCCAACCTTTCGATCCATCTTGATACTCTTCTTTATATGTTCCGGTGATCATCATGTGTACTGGCTGATGTTTTATTGAATAACCTTTTTTTGGATTATGTATTACAGTATCTTGTACATCATTTCTAGCGCTATTTTCATGTATATGACCTAATGTAAAAACATCCATACCTGAGTATTTTTCTAATGCGCGTGTTAGGTTTAAAGCTCCTTTTGTAACTATTCCTCCACCTCCTGAACCATGGAAATACTTTATTTTTGATGTAAACATATTAGTACCTCTATTATTTTTAACTATTATCCAACCTCCATATCCACCTGTATGCACATTAGAATGACATTTTAAATTAAGAAGATCTACAAAACGACGCAAAATATCACTTTCTTGATATCTGATTATTGCAGTCTCATGGTTCCCATAACCTATTACAGTAAGAATATCTGCATAAGGAGACCACCATTCAACCGCTGTTTCTACAATTGAATCTAAGTATCTGCTATTATTATGCTCAGGTCTTATATCACTTTTATTACGACGATTATCGCCGCGCCCTTGCATGAGGCAGAACATGTCGCCATTGATCATAACAGGAATATTTTCTTCTTTACAATAATTAAGATGCTTCTTTAAAAGATCTCTATCGCATTTAGGATTATCCCAGTGTATATCAGACAACATGGCAATGCGTACTTTTGTTTCATCAAAGTATAATTCATGAATATTTTTACCATGTCTTTTTATCATAAATACTTTTTTACTAATTTACCACCTATATACATTAAAAAGCCTAAAATACATATACATATAAGTAACAAATAGTAGTTAGGTTTTTTATTTGCTTTACCTTCAGCTTTAGCTTTCTGTACTTCTACTCGTGTTATCATTCTTATAGTATCTCTTTTAAGCTTATATTCTATTCTAGTCTCTAGCCTTGTTTTAGGTATTTCTACATTCTTATAAAATACTATAGTATCTTTAGAAGTATAAAAATGCTCATATACGATCGTATCATGTTTAATTACTGGTATACTATCAATAGTAGTAATTCTTATAGTATCACTCATTTCTACAACTTCTAAGCCCTTTTTAAGTGCCTTTCTATAGTGATAATTAGCTGAACATGCTAGAAGTGCAGAGAATGATCCTATTATGATAATATAGCTAAATATTCGCATATTCTACTTGTACATTAAATGACGGACAAGCTTTATTTGCAAATTCATTATGTCCATGAATAGTCATATCTTTATTATATTTATATATAAGCTCATGCATAAGATATATTAAGCTGTCTTTTTGTTCTTTAGTTCTAGTATCTTTAGCTTTTTTCATGTCTTTATCCATACCTCCGACATAGCAAATTCCTATAGAATTTTTATTTTGACCTGAACAATGAGCTCCTTGCTTTTCTATTGGTCTTCCTTTTTCAATTCTACCATCTATATGAACAACATAATGATACCCAATGTCAGAGAATCCTCTTCTTAAGTGCCAAGATCTTATATCTTCAACATTATGTGGCCTTCCTTCAGGAGTAGCACTACAATGAATTATGATCTTATTTATCTTTCTCATTTATATTTTTAAAGTCTTGAGTAATCTCTTTAGCTCTAGCAAAAAGATTTTTTAAGCTTGCCCAAAGATCAATACCTTTTACAGCTTTATAATTCTCATTGATGCTTATTAATTCAATACTTACTAAGACTAAAGCAAGCATTTTAGTAACTAACATTTCTATGCTAAAAAATGATAATACAATTTCATTTAAAAGATAATAGTCGATCAAATAAAATAAGATCACAGTTGCCTCATATAATAATATTTTTGACATGACAGAAGATAATCTTCTACTAGTAATTGGCTGCTTTAATTTACGAGCTTTCCAGATTCCTGTAATAGTATCTAATAAGACACATGATGCAATTAATATTAAGATCCCAATAATTGGCATAAAAAATGATAAAATAATCATAATTAATTTAGTTGAATAGGTTTGTAATTTAGTTCCTAATATATATACTTGATTTATCATGTTATAGTTGTTCAGAAAGCATGTAAGTATAGTAAAATAGCATTAATATACCAAAGCTTTGTAAGTAAATTGCACTAGTTGTAAATATTAAACTAAAAGCTGTAAAATATCCTGCTATAAAATAGCACACTGCCAATACATTTTGATGTTTTCTAATATCCATTATTCTACAGGTTCTTGTTCACTCCATTCTGCCGTAGCCATAACCGCCAAAGCTTCAGAGTGTGTTAATTCAGAAACAGGCACTACTGATCCGTCACTTATAAAAGTAGGTGTTGTATTCCACTTAATTACAAATTCAGTTCCAGCTAAATTATAGCGTAAAGTGTCTGCGCTTGTTTCTCCTATTTGGTCAAAATCTATGCTTGACAAATCACTTGCTTGTATTATTGCGTATGTGCTAAAAGATTTAATCATTTTAATTTATTTTAATTCGTTTTTATGTAGGTACATCAGTTACTCTATTTTCTTCTGCCATATTAACTCCTAAAGCATTATTACTTCCTTGTACGTCTTCTATTGGATTCCATTCTCTGCCGTCCCAAGTTGCATTTTCGCCCATTCTGTACCAAGTTGTAGGATTTCTTGATAAGCCTATATTGTTAAGGTCATTAGGTACTCCGTTATTATAAATTGTAGCTACATCATTTCTTAAATCAGTACCACTCCATATAGCAAACTCGTCTATGTTACCCAAGAATGGATTATATTGACCACTTTGTTTTTCTCCAATATATAATGGACCTGTTGCGCTTGAAAATGTACCGCTGACTGATGTGGCAGATGTTGAATCCACTCCATTTATAAAAACTTTACCTCTTTGTGAACCTACACCTTGTGTTGTGTCAATACAATACATAACGTGAGTCCAAACATTTACATTTATAGGTGTAGAAGATGCTCTTATGTATTTAGAGGTCGAATCTATTGAAAACTGCAATGTACCTGCTGTTGTTAATTCAATTTGGAACTGATGATTAGATACGGTAGCGTTTTTAATTACTGATGCAATTATTTTATAATTTGGTATACTTATTGGTTTTATCCAAAACGAAAAAGTAGCCTTTGTTTGTCCATCTAATTCAGAGTAAGTTGTAGCACTCTTAATATAATCATCTACTCCGTCAAAACTAAATGAATATTGATTTTGATAACTTGGCGTACTTGCCGTTCCTGTTAAGTTGGTTTCTGGACTCCAACTTGAATAATGTATTTTACCCCAATCTATTGTATTGCTCATTTTATTCGTTTTTATGTAGGTACGTCAC